AGACCAATATCATAGAAACCCATGCCGGGAACAAAAGTATACTTAACAAATCTACGCTTTGCAGTCGGAAGCTCTTGGTCATCTTCATCATAGTTCCTGACAATTGAAAGGACTTGCTGAGATGACACATCAATGGTCACAATGTACGGAATCTCTAAGCCAGATGGCTTCTTCTTGTACTTGTGCTCAAAGCCGGGGACATCCAGCTCGCAATAGACTTCATATATCTCGCGATCACGGTCATCCGGGTTAAAGCTGTCCATCGAGATGCCCTGCTGGGAGTTCTTCTCGCGTTGGACGCTGTCAAGGTCGGGCATTTTGGGAGTTGAGAGGTCAACGTCGCGGTAAACGCCAAGAATTTGCAGCCGCTTGACCGTGCTGGGCTTCATATAGGCCCGGTGAGTGATGCGCTTGGCATTAGAAAGGTCTGTGGCGGCATTGTTGACGATCAAATCATCTGCATCGACGCTTTCTGACACCGGGCGGTTACGCAGCGGGCAGAAATAGACCTTTTTGAAGCTTGTGCCACCAAATCCAAGCATCAAAAGCATACGATCCGTGTCAGGATAGTACTCTGAAGCGGTTGCGGTCAGGTAGTGATTGAGGTCTTGCTCCAGACAATTGGCAAGCTGATCCTGCTGAAGGGTCGGATTGTTATTGTCATTACGGACTTTGACAGGCCCGTCTGTTGGCAACAGCTCAGAACGGGCGTTTGCTTGGAATCGCAGCACTGCTTCAAGCAGCAGCGGATGTCGGACCTTACTCATGCCCTCAATCGGTGCGCCGTCAGACGTACCCTGCAAGCCGGGTATCTCGATCTTCAGACCGAGAAGCTTAATTCCCTGTGCGCGGTCCTCAATCCAGTCCTTGCGGCTCTCAATATCGTCGCGAATGCCACGAAGGAGGTCTTGCGCAATGCTGTTGAGGGTCGCGTCGGAGACATCTTCGACCAGATTACGGAACCAATCGGTCTCGTCGCGCTCTGGGCGGTTGTCATGGATGGGCTTCCCGTCAAGGGAAATGGTCAAAGACCCGTCCGGGTGCTCGATCTCTAAAATCGCACCTTTTTCGTCAATCTTTTCAACATCTTGACCATCATCAATGATCTCAATCATCATGCCGTCAGCGGCCAACGGCTCTTCCTCTGGCGCGGGTTGCCGAATGGAGGGCATAAGGCCGGGCGTCATTGGCATGAGATCATTCCTCGTTGGGGGCCAGAGCCTCTACTTCATCGACGAAGCGCCTGATCCCTTCCTGCGCGGCCATTGTATCGGATTGCGCCATGATTTCATAGGTCCGCACGTAGTCATTGGGGGCGATGCCCCAGACTTCGACCCGAAAATTGCCAATAGTTTTTGGCGTATTCGGCTTTATGACATCAACAACGGCGTTCGCTAAGACTCTGGGCATGATTTCCCCCACGCAGAGCCGTAACAATACACGATTCAGGTCAAATTGGATAGAGCGGGTCTAAGTTATTGTTTCCTTTGAAGGAAAGCTGATCGTCAACGTCAGCTCGCCACTCGTCGCCGCGCACGATTGCCCCTGTGTCGCGCAGATGGCGCATTGCCATGCTCACGGTATCTACCAAGTCGTCGTGTTTTCCCTTGGGAAATTGGCCAACTTGGGTGATGACCATCTCTGACCACTGCTTGATAGGGGCAAATACCAGCCCTTCGGCGAACAAATGCTGGACAGAATAGAGACGCGCCAGCTTGTCTTGGGACTTGGGGTCAAACATTTGGACGCCAAACTTCTCAAACCCGTACATCCGGCGGATTTCTTGGGCTACGGAGTGCCCGGCGGCTTTGTTTTCGATGAGGAGCACGTCAACTTTCATCTTCCTACACGTCTCGGCTACTCTTGAGACAAGGTCATGCAGCTCATATCGGCCTTGCCAAGCGTTCATCAGCATGACTCTGGGGGCCGTTTCCGTATAGGCACGGGAATATTCGACCATGCCACCCCGTCTGCCAGCGGCGTGACCGGGGGCTAGGACGGAACCGTCATTGGTAAACACGCCCCATACTGTCATGGCAGACGGGTCGTTCTCAGTCTTGGTCGTGTATGCGGTGTCTAGGGTAGCGATGATAAGGTCCATGTTGGGATAGTGGGTATGCTCCCATGGTTGCCACCATTCGCGCTTGATAATGCCACCGCCTTTGGGTTCGGGGCGCTGTTGAAGCTGCCCGGCTGCCGCCCACGGGCCAAGCTGACGCTCTAGTATGGAGACTTCTGTCTCCCCAAAACGATCTGGCCAAAGCAGTTCACCCTCTTTGTCATCAAGAATAACTTGAGCCTCGGGGGAAACCGCGATCCTTTCACCGGTATCCGTGACCTCGACAAGTGGCTCCCCATCTGCCGATAGGCCACGAGGGTCATGCCATCCAATGGACGTATAGCTATGTCTTGACCATTCGTAGCGCATGGGGAGACAGAGGTGCGTCCACTCGCCTTCGTCTTTGGACAGGATGTGCCCGGTAAGGTCTTCTTCCGAAAGCCTCTGTTGAATGACCACGAACGCGCCAGTCTTGGGGTCGTTAAGGCGGGTCGAGAGGGCAGCGTCCCACCACTCAATTGTCGCGGCGATGGTAGCTTCGGAGAAAGCTTCTTGAGCGGCATTCGGGTCATCGACCACAATAATAGAGCCGCCTTCACCAGTAAGCGCCGAACCAACGGACGTACTAAGGCGCGAACCATTTTTGTCATTGTCAAATCTGCCCTTGGTGTTCTGGTCAGATGTCAGCACAAACCGGTCGCCCCAGAGGTTGCGATACCACGGGCTCTCAATCAGACGGCGGCATTTGACCGAATCGCGGAGGGAAAGCTGCTGTGCATAGGAGGCATGGAGGAATTGGACGCCCGGCCCACAGGTCGGCGACGTAAATGGCTGAGCCCAAGTCCATGCCGGGAAAGCGCAGGACGTGATGGACGACTTACCCATGCGGGGCGGGATGTTAATGATTAGCCGTCTAATATCCCCATCGACCACAGCTTGTAGGTGCTCTGCTATAGCTTCTATGGGCCAGCCCTCAGTAAAGGGGGAGGCGTCAATGTATTTCCATGAGTGCTTGAGGAATGTGTAGAGACTGTCTTCGCAGTCAGCGCGGTCAAGCTCTGCAAGCTGCTTCTCGATGTCGATCTGTTTGCCGTCAAGCTCTAGTGTTGTCATAGCTTGAAGAACCATTGGAGATACTGGCACTCACACCAATACAGTGGCGTCTTGGCGCGGCACAACATGTCGGCAAGCTCGGCTTCAAGGGCCAGCTCGTTCTCTTCACCAAGTTCCAATGGCTGTAGTGCTCGCAACATATTCGCCCCCTTCGCTGAATAAAATATAGCCTATGCTTGATAATTTTGCTATAGTGATTTGGACGGTTCCTGCCGTCATAGCAGCAACAGGAGCATGACTATGTTTACCATCAAGCACATCGACAAGAACAACACTGAACACCTCATTGAGGCTGAAAATATTTGGTATACGGACAACGGCGAAAAGATCGCTGGGACTGATAAGCCGGTTGTTCGGAAACTTCACTACACCACCGGCCCGTTGGTTCATGGTGGTCGCCTGACAAAAACATTAGACTTTGGTATGGTCTATGTGATGAACTACAATGGCCGCACGGTGGCGGACTACGATTTGGACGGCGAAGAGTAACGCGCCAAGGAACGCCCGGTTGGTTTAGCCGTGCCAACACGTCAGCGGGTATTGGGGATGGCTCCATAGCGGCTAACTAACTTGCCAGTGTTTGTCCGTGCTGGTCACATCGAAAGATGGGTGTCTTGGAAAAGAGACAACGGACTCCACTAACTTCTTGCCTTGACGCGCCAAAGGGATACTATGGGATGGCTGAGGATGGTTCGGGCAAGCTCCAGTCCTCAGTTGGGGGGCCGCTGGCTTTGACCGCCACCGGCTCCCCACCACAGTGTTTCATGTGAAACATTGATCTGAGCGGTAGTTTAAGGCGAACGCCGGGTAAACCGGGGGTGTGGGAAGACCCCACTCGCTTAGTGCAGTGTTTCACGTGAAACATTGGTGGGCTGGGTGGGCTTCCAGCATCTAGGCGTATCCATTGCGCAATGGGGCCGCACCGGCCTCTCCGGCCACCAAATCACTCATAGCACAGTGTTTCACGTGAAACATCCCGGCCACGCCCATGGCGCGTCCTCCTATAAGCCATAGACAGCTATAGACCTTTGCTGGGGTAGGGCGGGGTGTCGCACTGTATATAGGGGAGGTAGAGCTTAGGGGAGGTACACAAGCTTGGCAATGAGGTTTGGGGGAATTTTTTGGTAGGTATACCCCCCCCTATGTGTTTTAGGGTTTTTGTATATGGGGCGTGTTTGAAGGAGGGGATCAGGACCCTAAACCGCCCCCGGCCTTTTCCCACAGCGGGGTGCCCCCGGTCTCGGACGAGGTACCTGCGAAGCTCAAGCTGGAATGGCGAAGGTTAAGCTCAACACAAGCAAAGCCATTGACGCGCCAACATGAACATGGCCTATGTTTCACGTGAAACATTAGCTAAGGTCTAGTCGCCCTTAGCCGATAGCAAGAGCGCGCGCAATGCGTCGCGTTGCGTGATATCCAAAGCCCGGCCATCGATCACAAGAGAACGGCTATCGATGTTAACAGTCTGATTCAATTGCTCTATTCGCTCCCCATATACCTTTGGCGCAAGTTTACCTGCTACCCGTTGGCGCGTCTCAATTCTGAGCTTAGCTCTAGCAATTGCGGCGCTATTTGGCGTTCCGTCTTTAAGCAAATCACGACTAGCATCATCCGCGATATCGATCATCTGATCGAACAAGGTATGTGCCGCGTTATCGCGCGCGCGCGCGTACTTGTCGGAAAAAGAGCGCTTTGCGGGCTCCTGCAACCAATCAAACACCGTCGATATGTGCGGCATATGATCAAGCTTGCATATGGCGTTTAGGCTTTGTCCCGCGCTTAGCCTGATGGCTATTTCATCCGCAAGCTTGTCGGAATACTCTATACGCGGCTTGCATGTGATAGCGGCTATTTCGGCTTGCCTATTGATATCCGCCCATATGGCGCGTTCCTCTTGCGCTTGTTCCTCGTTCCGGGCTTTTCTAGCCTCTTGCTTGTCCGCTTCTCTTGTTTCACGTGAAACATTGCGCTTGTCCGCTTTCATGCTATCCCCCATAACGAGCCAATGTGGCGACGGGGAACACAATAGCACAAGCCGCGCGCTTTGCTCAAAACAATATAACACATTGAAATCAAAACACAATAAGCCCGGCTATAAGCCGAGCTAGTGTTTAACCATATATTGCTTTGCTTATGTTAGCATGATGCTACAAGAGCAATCCCCATACGAATAGCGCTACCTTCCCATGATATCGGATCGCCCCTATCTCGCATGATCATACCTACAGTGATCGCCGCTTTGCGTGTCTTATAATCCGATAGCTTTTCCCATCCGCTACATTCCCCATCATCAAAATGATGCAAGCTTTGCAATTGCCACGGAAATTGTTTTCGATCCGTTTTTATGACGCGCCAATGTGTTTTCTTGATCATAGCGCAAGCCCCATCTTATAGCTTTGCTTTGCTTTCACAATGCGCCGCTTCAATTGTTTGATTTGTTCAAGCTTTTTATTTTTCGGCTTGCTAACACAAAACGAGAAAGTAAGCCGCCCGATTTGCACAAAATGTAATCCGCCAATTTTTCTGTATCTCATTTGAAGCCCCTCTTGTGTTGTTGTGAACACATTAGCCTTATGCCATATTGACAGATAAAGCGCAAGCTTTATTTTCACTTGCGCTTCACTTTTTTTATGGGCGATAGCCGGAAACCTTATTGCGCCCCTTTGTCGTTATCGCCCCTGCCTTATTCAGATACCCTAAGCTAATCAAGCGCGCCTTAATAGCGTCCGCTTCATTAGCCGTGATATTCGCCCGGCGATATTCGTCCGCTCTTGCGAAAGACTTGTAAGCGCGCGCGATATATAAAACCATGTTTTCTACCTTGCACAATTCCGGCTCATTATCATGTGGCACAAGCTTTGCTATATCCGCCGGATTAACGAAAAACTCTAAACCCATATCCGTTCCACAAAAATGCGAATGGCGCACAATCGCAAAGCCCGGATCAATAGATATCTCTTTATCCGTCCGCTCTTTATTCCACGGCGCGTTTTGTTGACCGGGGAAAGCGCAAGTAGCGCCGTCCGCAAGCCGGATCATATAATAAAAATCTCTTGTGCCGCCGGACCATAAGCCCGCGTCCGCCCGGACCATAACGCTAACAACGGCTTGCGCTTTAAACTTGTTACCCGAATATCCAGCGCGCAAATTAGCCGGGACGTCTCTTTTGTCTAAGTGAAACATGATTATCCTCTTGTGTTGTAGTGAACACATTAGGTTTATGTCATATTGACAGATCGAACGCAACAAGTTTTTTGTAATAAATTAAATAACAAAAATATTTGCAGCAAAGCGCTTTTTGCTATTGCGTTTTCTATGACAATATGACATAAGGTTTATGTGTTCACTACAACACAAGGCGATAACATGAAAAACAGAATATACAGTTTAGATAGCGCCAAAGCCGTGAAAGCTATCGAATACGGCTATCTTAACGCCATTCACTATGGCGCGCCGCACAAGCAAGCTGGACACGGTAACTTGTGTTCCCATGCAAGCCCGGCTTGCATTGCGGCTTGTTTAGGCTGGACAAGCGGACAAGCTGGAATGGTCGCAAATGATAGCGATATCAATTCGGTTCGCCAAAGCCGCATTGATAAAATGATCCGCTTTATGACAGATAGAGCGGCTTATCTTTGGGATATGGCTCTTTCTACCGCTTTGGCCTATCGCAAAGCCCGTAAAGCTAAGCTTAAACTTTGCGCGCGCTTGAATGGCTCAACTGATATCGCATG